TTGGCCTTTGGAAGACATTTGGGCTTGCCTTCTTTCTCACCTCGGTCGCCACAGGGGCCAAGGATTTCACCATTGGCCCCAATCCTCACCCACTCTTCCTTGAACCACTTGTCAAGGTCGTCAGCATGCACCTCGCCAGAGTCGCTCTTGAACGCCCCTGACAAACTGCCATGCTTGCGCTTGTATGCCGCCTTGTAGTGCTTGACGACATAAGCACTGGCATAGGCGCTTGGCCAAACCTTGAATTTGCTTTTTGCTGCTGACACAGCAGAACCATGCAAGCTCTTGTCCGTGAACTTCACATCTTCACGAGCGTGCTCAAGATCCTTGGGTAAGAAGAGCCCCGCTGCATCCTCCACCTCCTTGCTATCTGCTGCGCCCCTCGTGCCATCAATGGGTAGCGTTCCATTGGACTGATCAAGAGGATCGCGGCCACCAGCAGGAACATCCCCCTTTTCAGCCTTTTCGGGCAGTTCGCGACGGATGGATGCGTCGATTGTTGTTTCAATACTGTATTCAGATTTACCAAAACGACTGTCTGTAACCTCTTGCGGCGTAAGCACTCCCACTTGAATGTAGCGAGCATCAACAGCAGCCACGCGAGCGCGAACATCAGCTAACTCACGCTCGTTCATCTCAAACAATGGCTTCCAACCAATTCTCCAGTTATCAGGAAGCTCTCCCTTTGTCGGGCCATTTTTGCTCAACATCACATACTTCATCAGCTTGTAAAGCTGCTTCCTCATATGTGTTTCCTGGTAGTGATGACACGTCTTGGCGAAGTCACGCTCCTCACTACGTCCCGTGGCTCCAAGACCTGACGGCGACTGACCAAAAAGCAATGTGTGAGGAATGCCAGAAGCTCCAATGACATCTAGACGCAGTTTTTCAAGAATCTCAGACACGCCTCCAAACTGACGACTAACAAAAGCCAGTTCTTCTTTTTCTGCATCAATTGCATACCCTCTATAAATACTCTTGCTCATGTCATTGAGTTCCAATCGATTCTTCACTTGTGATTCCTTGCCAGCAGCAAGCATTGACGCCAGCCCTTTCACCTTGTGGACAAATACGTCAAACTCAGTCAAAAGCGTGGCAATGGAAGAACTGCCTGTGTAGTAGTGCTTGAAGCTTTCATAAACGCTTTGCAGCACTGACATGCCCCATCCATAATTCTTTTGACGCACCCTGTAAGGCATCCACAAACCATCGAAGCGCAAAAGGCGATCCTTATGAATACGAGACAAATTGGGCTGTTGAATTAAATCGCCTGAAATAATCTCGTAATGAGTGGCCTTTGAATAGTCATACAAGCTGTCTTCTTTGATGACTGGAGCAATCTGATGCCGATCCAGGCATTCCATGCCCTCCACTGATCGGATGTTTTCAATGTCAACAGGGAATTCTGCTGGGCGACCATCATCGATGTACAAAATTAAAGTACTGCCGCCATACAGCCTTGAGGTTTTTGCAGCCTCGTTTAAATATTGCAAGATTTCCAGGTCTTCAATGGACTGCTCAACACCGGAAAGCGTCTGAGCATTCACACCTTCCCCACCAAATAGAATTTCAAAGCCTTCCCTGGTGCATTCATTGGCCACTAGGTCCACAATGCGGCGCATCAGCCAATGAGAGTAAAGACCTTCAAGGTCTTCCTTGTTCATGAAATCTACAGACTGAACAGTGGTCCTTGTCGTCTTGTCACGACTGGTCCCCATGCCAGTAAAAACATTCTGCAGACCGTCAACTCGCGCATCTTCCTGGCCGTTATGGCCCAGGCTTACAGCATCACTTCCGGTGATTTCTGCCATTTTTAATTAATTAATCAAGCATTGACACATTCTACGTTGTGATTACTATTTATTGACAGCACAACATGCACACTATGGGCCTGGAATGGGAGCTGACGACAGGAGAGAAAGACGCTATTCATGCTGAAGCCAGGAGGCGGCAGTCAGTAAACGAACGCCAGGGCCTAAAGGGTCGAAACAAAGGAGCTGAAACTGGTGCCATGGCTTTGCGGATGCACACCCTTGGAGCTGGCGGTGAGATGGCAGTCGCCAGCTTTCTCAATCTCAAAGACAGCGTCTTTGGCGATGTCGTGGCAATTCGTGGTTCGCACGACCTTCCGCCTGACATTGACGTGAAAACTCGACCTCGCCATTACTACGACTTGATTTGCCAGCTCGACGAGGAGCCGTCCAAAACCCTTGTGCTGGTCACTGTCGAGCATAAACAAGTGATTCTTCAAGGTTGGACAAAGGCGTGGGAAGCCATGCAGTCTCAATGGCGTCAAGAATATGTAAAAGGTCGCCCGTGCTATTTCATGCCAAAACAGTATTTAAGACCGATACAATCTTTGAAAGACTATGTAGAAGATGCTCTCTTGTTCTGACTTTGCTAAACACGCTCTGAGGCTTGAGCTCTACCCCAAGCAAGCAGAAGTTCTTGATAGCTTTTTTTCTGGCAGCTACACGCAAGCCACCTGGGCGCTAGGACGAAGAAGTGGCAAAACATTAATGGCAGCAGTTGCCTGTGTCTACATCTGCTTTGTTCTGGAAGATAAATACAAGAAGCGAGTGAGAAAAGGAGAAAAATGGTATGTCCTTACTGTTGCAAACAGTCAAGACCAGAGTCGCATTGCTCTAAACAACATTCGTCAACTAATTCTCGACAGTCCTTTCGCTCAAGAAATTGTGCGCGAGACTGCTGATCAATTAGAGATGTCCAATGGCTGTGTCTTCAAAGCGATCCCCACTTCGGGACGAGCTGCTAGGGGTCTTGCTTGTTGTGCTTGCGTGTTTGATGAGCTTGCGTTTGCAGTTGATGGAGATGCAAACAGCGGTGGCAAGGGCATTTACGACGCGCTTTCGCCAGCAGTAGCTCAGTTCGGTGGCCACGGCAAAATCTTGGAATTGTCCTCGCCATGGCTCACTGACGGACTCTTCTACCAGCATTTCAAGGAAGCGTCTTCAGGACGCTTCCCCTACCTGCAAGCAGTGAATTTGCCGACGTGGGAGATGAACCCCACGATCAGCACAGATTTCCTGGAAATGGAGCGCGAGCGTGATCCAGAAAAATTCAAGGTTGAATACGGTGCTCAATTTGCTGCTAATCTTTCTGCCCTCATCGCTAGTGACATCGTTGACGCCTGTGTTGATGACAAGCGGCACGCTTTGCCACCCTCTGCAGACAGTCAAGGCAGTTATGTGCTCGCTCTTGACCCCGCTCGTGGCGGCGTTGGTCGAGATAATTACACCGCTTGTATCGTTCATTTTGAGAACTCAACTCTCGTAGTAGATAAATTTCATACTTTTGCTGCTGACTTTGAAATCAATGGAAGAAAAGAAGTGAATATCAGTGCAGTTGAAGATTGGATTAAAGAGCAACACAAGCTATATGTTTTCGACAAGATTGTGATGGACCAGTACAACAGCGCTGGCACTATTCAAGCCCTTGCTGGCGAACTGCCCATTGAAGAACTCACCTGGACTGTTGGCTCCAAGATTAAGGCATTCTCTAAAATGCGTGAATTGTTCAATGCCGGATTAATCAATATCTATAACCACGAAAAAGCTCTCAACGAAATTAAAAATCTTACGGTTGTTTATAAGGCTGGTGGACAATGGTCAGTCAGTGGTGGTAAGCAAACTGGAATTGATGACCATGCGTTTGCAATGGCAGCCGCAATTCAAGCCGCAAATAAAGAAGACGACGTGAACTGGCTCGAACAATTCATCTAGTATTGTCGTGAATCATATCTAGCAATGCTTTCGTGGCAAACATTGAACTTACATATCAGGAGGCCAAATTTCTTGTAGCCTTACTGAATGTCAACAATCAAACGGCTTTACAACTCCTCAACGCAGAGCATCTATACAGACCGCATCTTTTGCCAAAACTACAGAAACTTGAGCATACGCTGAAGAAGGCAGAGAATTGAAGGGATGTTGACCGCCTCTTCTCTAGCCTGAAGCCATTGTCTCGAATCAAATGAATTCAGAAGCTCTGGTCACTTCGATGAACTCAGAGGGCCTGCATGTTTTATTCCAACAAGTTGTGGAAAGCAACAAGAACTATGGAAAGGCAATGGAACTGTTTGGCGAAAACAGCATGCAAGCTCAAAAGGCACGTGACTTGTACAACGAGCGCTTCGCTGCCTGGAGGCGTGAACACTACTGGGAGACGTTTTGCTCAACAGAAGGCCCCTGGCAGCCCGAATGCCGGTCTTATGACTGTTGATTCATGATCTTCATGCGCTACAAGCTTAACGGCAAGCACTACGAGCGCTGGGTTGAATTAAAGGAGGCTAAATACCTCCGTCGCCACCTGGAAGAACAAGGTGCGATCATCTACTGGACAGAGCGTATTTGACCTGCTATGTTTGCAGGGCATTCGCGGTGCTCTTCTGGCGTTGGGAGATTTGAAAGATCTTAAGGGGGTCTTTCAATCAACGCATAACCAACAAGGAGGCTTAAGACTCTTTGTCGGGAAGCCATTTCAACCGATGGCTTAATCGAGGGGAAAAAAGAGACTGGTTCAGGCCAGTCTCTTTTTTTTGTCTTCTTTTAGACTGGGGATACGTTCGGCCTTATTGTGGGCTGCATTGAAACCAGACAGGGAACGGGGTCTGGCGTTTCGGTTAAGACAATGAACGTTCTTGCAATTATCAAAGCTCAAAAGACAAAAAGCCAGCGACTCAAAGAAGCTCGCAAAGCCTCTCTTGTATATCGCGGCGTGCCTTATATTAAGACAATGTGAAAAAAAGAGCAGGAGGCTTGATCCCGCTCTTTGCTGTTCTCACGACACGGGGCTGCTTCATTTCCCCTGCTGGCAACATAGCTACATGCCTCTTGTAAGAACACAAGATGTATGGATAGGAACAAAAAGGGCCGTCAGGCCCTTTTTCTATGCAAAAAAAGAGGAAGCTTTCGCTTCCTCCTGGGCAGGCGAAGGTTTCCTGCCCTTCCTTAAACCGCCTTTCCTTGGAGGCTGGATCCGCATCTTAGCCCCTAATCTGTCAGATGCCAGGACTGTTCAGCCAATGCGCGAAAAAGTTCTTGTTTCTTAAAGACTAGAAATTCTTGCTCCCTGGCGTCCCCGCCAGCCCAATTTCTCAATGCATCGCAAGTGGTCTTGTATTCCAAGCGCAATGCATCGATGTTGTAAGAGAAGGTGACAACAGTTTCGTCACTATGCGCGTCCATACGAAGGTAGTGAAGTATTCGGGGCCTCAAAAAACGCTGGCATACGGCTACGTTGCGTTTCTGACAATTCTTCGGCTTTGCCCTTGGAAAACAAATGGTCGCTTTGACGCAACCAGAAGCTTTTATTTTGCCACTTATTTTCGGATTCGCCAAGTTCATCAAAGATCCACAAGGCTGTTGCACGGCGCAGCTTATTTAAAGACTGTCCCGCAGTTTCATTAAGCTCGCGTGCGACCAAGGAGTGGATCCCGACGTGGCTAATTTCGTCACGACTAATGTCCGCACTGACCGTGCGAATACCCACGTCTCCATTAAATCGCATAAAGGGGAGGATGACAAAAAAGATTGATCGCTCAAGGATGGACGCCTTCAAAATAGGATGAGCAGGGTGTTCAAGCCATGCCTTCAAGATGTTCTGAGCTTCATCTTCTGCCTGCTCATTGACGCCATGGGCGGCAGCAATGTAGTTCAAGGCTTGATCATGACGCTCTTCATCCTTTTGGTTGTCTATAAGAGCTTCCAGCACGCCTGGAGTGGCCGGAAGGTCTTTCTCTAGCCCCTGCTGAAGGAACTCCCTTACGGGGAGTTCCAGATGCCGTAGGGCCAATGCACGGAATAACGTGGATTCGCCCCCTTCAACCAGCTTGCCTTGATCAACAGGAACCGCTTGCCAAGGACGTTTCTTGGAAAGCATATTCAAATAAGGGGATTTCGTCTTCATTTAGTCGGCACAGAAGAGATGAAAAATTACTCCGCACATGCAGCGCAGAATCCGGCCTCGATTTCACAAGATGACGAATCAGCCTCCTCGGAACTTGACTCCTCGCCAATCCCGAAAAGGCCCTTGAAATCATCATCTAACGCCGCATAGGCGTCATCTTTACGCTGCGTGTCTGGTAAAACTTGCAGCGAATAATAGAGACTCGTCTGAGGACACTCTAGCCAATCCTTCAGGAACTCATGGTTGTAATCAACCACATCACTCCATGAATTAAAGGAATAACCATGAAATAATCCTGTGGATTGATACAAGCGAACAATGCCGTTAGCTACGCGCTTGTAATTCTCCCAACCGACTTCCGCTGCTGTTTCTACTTCACCATAGTCGTAAGTTTGAACACCAAATGTGCCACTATCCCGGTCCACATAACGACCAATGGGAGGAGCAATTTCAGGAGTTGATGTAAAGCCATTTAAGTCGGTGTATCGATAAGAACACGATGCAGTTGGTGCAATGGCAAAAGCCCTCACCATGTCATGAACACGAGCCACATGAGCGGCACGGTGGATGCCTTCATGCATTGCTTCGACAATTTGCCCTGGGACTGTCTCCTCCCAACGCACCCATTCACTAGGTGCATTAGAAAAAGCCTCCAATGCAAGGCCGAAATTTTCATAGCTGGTGCCATTTTGCCGCAGGAAATTAGCCAGCCCTAAAATGCCAAGCCCCACTTGACGGTCAACAACAGACGGCAAGTATTCACCACTACTGCCAACACCAGTCTTGCCATGCAATTGACACAGGTCTTCCATACCTTCTGCAAACACACTTTTTAAATCTTCAATAGAACATGCAGCAGCATTAATATGCTCCAATAAACAAGTGCCACGATGGGGTAAATACACCTCCAAGCAAACATTTGGCAAAATACGCTCACCAACATCGTCCCAACGCATTTTGTTCAACCAAATATCACCACTGCCAATACCTTCCAATGTGGCTTCAATTAATTCTGGAGACGCATTCTCCATAAAATTCTCATCTACGTTCAAGCAACGCTTCACCCAAGGCAGGCTTTCTCGCGTGGCTTTTACAAACTCAAGTGCATCTTCATTTTGATAATCAACATGCAAAACTATCGCACCATTTTTATAACGCCCACCCCGTCGTAAAATCTCATTTAAAACGCTATAAATTTTGCCAAAACTTACAGGACCACTTGCGACAAGCCCTTTGTCGTTTTCAGTGCCCTTGGGACGCAGTTGTGACAGATGCACTGCAACACCTGCCCCATTTCTTAATCCGTGACTCACGAAGCGCCACGACGCCTCAATACCGTCTTCTCCTTGGATTGAATCTTCCACCTGGAAGACCGTGCAGCTCACGGGAAGACGCCCAGAGGGATCGTCAATCCAACTCTGAACACGCCCAGTTCGGGCAATCTTTTCCTTCATCTTTTCAATGGGGATGAACAACAAGTAAATACAAACGAGCCGCCTCCTCTTGGGAGGGCGGCTCTTGCGTGAATACGCTAGCCGGGAAAATCAATGCGGAGTGTGAAGTCTTTTAGTCTCCAGACGCATCTTCCTCTCCTCCCACTTCCTTAACAAAGGCAACAGCTTCGTTCCAACTTTTGAAGTAGTGCGGCTTTGAATTGTATGCAATGAAAAACTTGTAGTCAGCACGACTGTGAACCGGCCAAATCTTCAACGTGCCAACTTGCTGCGGCATTGGTAAGTCATTCCACATAACTTTTTCATTGAAGCTTGATTCCTCACGCTACATAAAGAATTTAAAAAAGACGCACAACCCTTATTTCTCCCTGAATTCTTTAAATAAACAAAAACTTTCTCACCTTTTTGGCTCACATCCCAGTGTTTACGTCGCAGAACGCTCGCAGTTCACGTTATGCTATGCATGGCGCAGCGGCTAATTACTGCAGCGATAAGGTTTATAGCCCTCTTGAAAAGCGCTCTCTTCTGAATAGCGAGGGGAGCCGCCCCAAGAGCGGCGTACCGAGCGCTATTCAATCGGGCTGGCAAATGTCCTAACAATGCAAGGGGAAATTGTGCCCATCGGCACCAGATAAGTATTTGAATTGTTTAATTATTTTCAAACTTCCGAAAGCGCTCAATAACGCTTCGGCGCTTGGGGCGCCTACGCTTATTTCGCTTACTAACATTGCGTTGTCAATGCAAATGCAATATGGCCAATTTGCCTAGACACTGCAACAAATGCAACGTGCTGCTAGATGACAGCAATTCACACCCTCCTCAGCTCGCCGCACGATTAAAAATCAGTGGTCACATTTGCAAAAGCTGTCAAGCACGCCGTGTTCACGAGCATAAATCAAGAAGTCTTAAAGATGATCCAGTACTTTATAGATGCAAAAAAATCTTGTGTGCAGCTAAAGGTAGAGCAAGAAAAAGTAATCGTGAATTCTCTCTGACATTAGACGACCTCCTTGAACTAGCAAAACAACCTTCCTGTCCTATCTCTCGACGACCTTTTTTCTGGCGCACTGTTATAGGTAATCCAAAAACAAGAGGGCCGCATCCAGACGCTCCTTCCCTTGATCGCATCGATTCCTCCCGTGGCTACACCCCTGACAATGTCTGGCTCATCTCACATCGAATGAATGCCATCAAAAGCAATGCCACCCCTGAAGAGCTGAAACTGGTCTCAGACACAGTGTTCTTGAAAGTAATGGAAAATTATCTGGACTCTCTCTAGTCCTTTGACATGTCTTGCAAAATTCGTAAGTTCTTTTTCGATCTCTTACGCCGACGCTTGCATTGTCCCTCTTGAGCTGCTTGCGCTTCACAACGCAGCTTGTCACGAGCTAATAAATGCTTGATGGTCCAACCGCTGACATTACTCCTGGCCATAATACCTTAAAAAAAACTGTCAAAAATTGCACCACATTTCGGAGAGGTAGCCGGCGGCAGAATTTTTTGCAGGGCCGGGCTACCGCGCTGTGTCAAGCCGGGCTGTGCCACTTGTCGGATTGTCACGAGCTGGTCGGTTGACTGGTCTCCTGCGGATCTGCTGAATTGTCGCATGCCGTGGCCGATTCTGGCAAGAGCTGGCATGTCAAAAATGTTACAAACTGGTGTGCTGTAAATTCTTGACATTTTGCCGCTGATATGATCCACCAAACTCAAAAGCTGATCCACCAATCTGTCAGGATCTGAGCCGTGCCAGGAATTCAGTGCGATCCCCTGACACCAACCTGAGACCGTCTGAGGCGGTCCGTTTGTGGTGTTAGGTGGGAGACTATCAGCGAGACATTGCAGAGCCATCTCAACGCATCATGGAGGAGTTCCGCTCTGCTGCTGACAACGATGGATCAGGATCAGTATCAGGCTCCGGCTCGATATCCATGGAGTGGACAGCATCACCGGCCGGGTTTAGATGCCAAACAGTAACGTCGGCAGGATCCCGAACGTCTACTTCTAAGGTTTGACCGTCTGGCAGTGTCACAGTGAGCAATTGGCCGGGCTTAAGTGTTAGTGAAGGGAAGGAATCGAGGCGGCTCATTGTTAAAAATTAAAGAGTGTTTACAGGGTTAAAGTGTTGTCAGTCTTCCCAATCAGTGGCGTCAGGATTGCCACAATTGGCCGCAACGTAGAGGGAGTAAATCTCACTAATGTCATCGATTCTGTCGCGGTCGTTGTCAAGCAGGGCTGACACATTCGCTCTGCTGATAATCTCGCCGAATGTTTTCAGGGCAGAAGGTGACATTTTGCGTGTGTAAAGTTTCATGGTAAAGAAGATTTAAAAGGGAACAATTGAAGCGGTAAAATCAGGCCATGCAGAAGGAATCGCGCTCTGATTGTGACCACTTCATGCCGTGCGGTAGTTTGAAACGGAGGCCGATAATGTGTCCCCCTTGTTTGTCATCAGGCCGGAAGTCTGACAGATCACCATCTAAAACCTCGCGCTTTTTACCCTGCCAGATCCACTCGGTCGGCAACGATTGGCTGCGCTTGATGTTAAAAGCAGCGGCAACGTTGACGCCATTAGCTAAAGCATTGCGGGCGATTTTGGCATTTTGTTTGTTGTCGTGGCCGTCAAAACTGAACGTTAAGTGATAACCAAGACGCGCACATTCTGCCCAATTCCTCTCAAGTTTGCTGTAATCATAAAATGTTACTAACTCCCCAGTGTTTTCTTTAAGATAATTAAACAC